GATTAGATTGGATTCATATGTTGGATCGTCCCATTGCCCTTTCGCACCTGTTTTGCGTTCCAGTTCTCTACGTATAGTACGTTCTAGTTTTCGCTTCTCTGAGTAGAGCAGAGGAGTATTCAGAAAATTTAACATCGCTAACGATATCCTGACGTATTCCGGATTCTCGAAATCATCGGGATAGGTTGCGCCATGTGTGATGATGTCTCGTATAACGTAGCTATCTTGATTAGCAGTCATGTCGTGGATAATCTCTACTGCAGGCTCTCCATTTTCAAGTTCTATTTCTCGTAGATACATCCAGTTTTTCTCGCCTATGTCGGTAGTAGCTTTGCCGTTTAGATCTACCTCAATATTCAGATCTTTGGCAAGATCAGCCGCTGCGTCAACAAACTCTTGATTTGCTGCATGAGGCATGGTCAGTGTATATGCCGTCTCGAACGAGAAGAACATATTTGGGTACTGTAGAAGAGGAAGGCTTACTTGGTGTTTTGGTAGGGGCATAGACTCTGCTATGGCAAAGGTTTCTTTTGACCACAGATACACCGACGCGTTGCTTAGATCCAAAGCTGTTTGCAGCCCCCATAGATGAATGGACGCAGTTACGATTTCTCCTGTTTCTGGATCTGTATAGGATTCGGCGTTTGAGACAGGATTTTCTACTGCAACCCCAGACGCTGATACAGGAATACCTGCATCAAGTACTGACACCATTGCAAGAAGTCTTTCACCTTGTGCTTGCCATGCCTGTGTATTGGTTGAATTAAAGCTCCAGTTGCCACCAAACTCCTGTGTCATCGTATCCACCAGATCTTGTTGGTGGGTTTTTAGTTCTTCTGATGGGTGGGAGCCATTGTGCGACAGTTGCCCAACGTTGTGCTGTATATAACGGCTAAATAACTCATCTGTCATGAGCATATATCGCAGATTTATCAAGGCAGAGTTAGCCATGTTTATACGAGCATGTCCCTGCTCTTTGCTCTTTTTAGGATCTAGAAACATTAGTGGCGGACTTAATAGAGGCGTTATGTAATTTCGGACTGAGTCGAGATTCATCGTTCTTGCATGACTAAGACACAGCTTATACGTTCCTGTTCGAGTTAGGCCCCTATAAAAGCGGTGCCATTTTTCATCATCGTCGTCTCTATGTCCTTGCTCTTCGTGGTCATGTGCTGTTGGAAAGTCCCAGAGATGAACGCCTCCGTGATGATGAGCGACAAATCCATTCTTTATTTCAGCAGGATGGCAGTTTCCGTTATCTGCTTTGCAGCTTTGCCAGACTGCAGGATTTCCGCAGTATCTTATGTCGCACTGCGTATTCGGTATCTTGGTATATTCGACAGCTAATGGAGTACCGTTCTTATGGTATAGATTTCTTGCCATACTATTTCCTATTGAATGTTTAACCAGTTTCTTACTGTCTTCAATATATTTATGAATCTTTTTCCATCCTTCTGGCGGCATGTCTTTCATGGATTTAATAGCCTTGCGTGGATCAATGCCAGTAGAACCAGCAAGTCGTGCTTGATAAACGACAGTGTCGTCACATTTTTTACAGCAACGACCCTCAGCTACTGGAGCCGCGTTATAGCCGTTTGCCCAACCAGAGCCTTTTTCAACTTCAATTGGACCGTTACAAATCACACAGATCATTTATTTAGCCTTATCCTTGTACTCGTGGTGCGCCTTTTCCCATAGCTTTATTTCTGATTGCACCCATTTTTTCTGGTTTAGCTTGCTTACGCAGGTCTCGCAGTAGCCGATCCCAGCATTTTGTTTATGAGAGCGGCGACTATGATTACAATTTACGCAGCTATTTTTTATTGGTTTTTTTGATAATGTCATCTGCAACGGATCTAACCTCCCGCTTAATGACTGCTATAGTCTCAAGAACAGATTTACAAGTGCAGCCTAAGACTTGAAAATCTATATTGCACAATGTTAAATGTCCGTTATTTTCATAAATATTGTCACCGTTTTTTTGGGCGTCGTGTAGTTTTAATATTGCCTCAAATCTTTGATTAGATTTTGGAATGTGATTCTCTATAGACTCTCTATTTACCTCAGCGGCCCACTCCTCTAACCATGACGATGTATTTTTCATCTATTCTTTTTCCTTTTTGTTTTGTCCAAACAGGTTAGTGAGTTGTTTTATTCTGTTGTAGGAAATATCTGTTTCTGTCTGAGTATCTTTGTTGATGATCAGATCACTGACCTGTTGTCGAAGACCGATAATGGTTGACTCATGGTCTTTAATCTTCTTTTCATATTCATTTTTTACTAAGTCCATCTTGTCTCTAAGATAGTCATTCTCTTCTTTGCTTGACACAAGTTGGTTATCTTTTTGTGCTAGTTCTGTATCTAGTATTTCTATTCGCTCTAATGTCGTTTGGACTCTCTCATTAAAGTTTGATTCAAGCTCTGCACGAATCAGCGGCTCTAAATTCTTTTGGAACTCAAACTGTTCTGTAGAAAACTTCTCAAACAACGCGTCAATTATCTGTGCAGCTTCTGATTTAGGTGGGGATACGGATTCTGTCGCCATGTTGTGATTCTCCTCTTGTGCATAGGTAGCCTGTATAACTTCCTCTTGTAGTCCGTAGCCCTGACTGCGACGAGCGCGTTCGGCTTCCTCCGCTTGTTTTTTTATTATCTGACGTCTTTGTTGGTTATGGTCGTCCGCTCGTTGAATCATTTGTTTATCGTCCTTTGTTCTTCCGTCTGGATACCATTCTGATATGGTGTTGGATGCACGTTTCCATCCATGTATCTGAAAGGCTAACTCTGCAGCGTTAGAGCCGTTAAATCCATATACATCTCGAAATAGATGGAAGTCAGCCTTTATAAGGAATCGGTCATATTCTTCCGGTGCGCTTGATTTTCGTAGTCCTCGTAATATCCCGCTTTTATTAACGGAGAGAATAGAAACCCATGTTCCGTAACCATCGGATATTCTTTTGGCAATTCTCTCTTCTTTGTCATCGAGTTCTTGCTTAGTAACACCATCAGACACACTAGTTTCTATAAGATCTAAGCGTTTGGTAACGTCTCTGGCAGCATCTTTTATTGTGTTGATGCTGGGCAAAGATAGAGATAGGCCAATCTGACTTACTAGAAACATTCTCTCTGTGTTATTGAGGTTCCTACCGGATTCGGTATACACGACAAAAGAACCGTATCCATGCGAATACCTCGATTTTAGATGGGCATATTCATATCGCTCTCTGACAGATTTAACAAGAACCTCACTAAACCCAAATCTATCCACCTCTATGTCGTGGTGTGTAGATCCATGAGGTAAGTGTCTGAATCGTATGTCGTCGGGCCTCAACCATAATGGATGGTCGTGGGTTTCTCTCCCTTTGTACCAGAATCTGTCCGGGTCCTTCCGTCCGTCAGATTTTGCACGGCTGGTTTCAATTGATTCATAATCAAATACTGTTTTTTCTTCTGTCATGCTCTTCTCTTCAGATTCCTCTATTGGAATCTCTCTAATAAAATCTTCGCCTCGTTCTCTATAGATGATTCTTGTTGTCACGGACCGTCTTCCCATTGCCCTAATGTTTCTATATACGCCATGCACTCTATGATCGTCATTCCGTTAGGATCGATGGGGTTGTAAATAACACCTTGCGCTGCCATCTGGCGTGTGAAGGTATCAAGTAGTTTTGTGACCCGATCATATCCATATCTATTTTTACCCGTATGGTAATTTTTATGGATGTTGCAGTAGTACAGAGACATCGTAGAAAACAGAGTTTCTATTCGCGCTTGGCGACAGAACTCCAATGCTTCGTGAAAGGGGACGGCGCGTTTGCTTCTGCCGTCTTTGAGACGGCATCTATTACGAAGTTTTTGGGTCCGTTTCTTCCAGTGTTTTTTAGGCACTGGCTTTTTTCTCGATGACATTGCCATGTATCTGCCTCACAGATAATTGCTAAAGAAGGTTAGCGCCGTCCGATGCACTCCTAGATATCGGACTTAGCTTCTATATTTATATTACCATACTACTATAATACATATCTAGTCTGGTGATATGTCAATGGGGTTACCTAAAGGTGATTATTAAAGGGACGTTTTTTCTTATTACTCATTTTCCATAGGTTATTCTCTGAAGAGTTATAAAATTCTTTTGTCGTTCCGCAGAATTTACACGTTCCTTTAACCGTTGGTCCGTCGGGCGACGGTAGCATCCAATGATGTGCATGAATTACTTCAATTTGTCCGGTACGGTACTTGTCAATCCACTTACGAATAGTTCCTTTAGGTACTCCAAATTCTTTTCCTAATAGGGTTTGACTCATACCTTTGTGTATGTGAACGGTAAGAACTTCATTGATAAATTCAGGGGTGTACTTGTTAGGCATCTATATATTTCTAACTCCATTCCAGCATATCTTGCAGTAGACGGCACGTCCGGGTATAGGACGGAACGGTACTTTGGATTCTTTACCGCAGTTATCGCATGTTATGACGTTCTGTATTGTGTGTTTACGAGGAGAAGCAGTAATTTGTGGGGATTCGGTAACCTGTCGCGTTGCTGTACTGGATTGTTGTTTACGTTTCAATCTACATCGTTTGCATCGTTTAGGCATTTCTAAGTCGTGCTGTACGAAAAAGTCGAGTTCGCCTGAGGTCAGCGAAAATTTATTTTCACATTCAACACATGTATAGGCTTCATTCGGAGAGGGATCATCTCGATCTTTCGTAAGAAAGCCAAGATGCTCATCCAAAATGTTTCGAATCATTTTAATTCCTTCATTTTTTTCTCGATCTCTTTGTCTAGGTCCTCTCTTTGGTACATAAGTACTTGCTGAACCGGGTCCATTGGAGGCGGCGCTTCCTCTTCTTCTTCTTCTTCCTCTTCCATAATCATCTCCTCTTCTATCTCCATCTCTTCTTCCTCTGCTAAGATTTCCTCTTCTTCTTCCTCTTCTTCAACACCCATGAGTTCTTCCATTATCAGTTGTTCATTCATGAGAAGCTGGCTCTGTTCTTCCATCTCTAGCGCGTCTATTTCATCGCTATCATCTAGGAATGAGTCTTCTTCAGCGTCTCTTTCGAATTCAAGCTCTGCCGCTTCTTCCTCTGCTTCCTCTGCTTCGGCAAGTGCTTCTTCCTCTTCTATATCGTCATCTGCTTCATCTGCCGCTGCTGCCGCTTCCTCTGCTTCCTCTTCTTCCAGACGTTGTTCTTCTTCCATAGCCTCCATTTCAGCCATCATCGCCATCATCTCTTCTTCTTCTTGATGCTGTTGGGAAACCATTACATATATTCCTCAAATTTGAGTTTTATAAAGACTGGAGTGTTATCCCCCATCCATGCGCCGATAGTGTTGTAATCAAAAGTTTCTATAGCTAATGTATACGGATCATCTTCCAAATCGTAAATATCGGAGGTTTTCATATCTTTAGCTATTTCTTTAGCTAGGATCTCTATACATTTATCGTAATCATATGCAGCTAAGGTCTGCTGTCCGAAACGGTCACAAGCACCCACTAATGCATTTTCAAGTCCGTCTGCAAGTAGCGCTTCAGGATTTGCCTCAGCTAAATAATCTCTGACAGCTTCAAATAAGTCAGTGCCTTTAATATCTTTATCCATAGATTCCTCTGCTTTCATGTACGACCAACGGAAAGGGATCATATTTTCTTATTTCCATGTCTATAAGGTCGCGTTCTATTGAAGTCCATCTTTATTCTTAAAGCGTTTTCTAGATCTAAATTCAGTTCACCGCATAAATCAGCAATCCTGATATATACATCGGCTAACTCAAAGACAAAACCTTCAGGCTTAGCGCCTTCTTTTTCTCGATAGATCTTTTTTGCGCCATGATCTCGATATTCTTCTAGAGCCTCACTGACCTCTGAATGGATCAGTGCTATCTTCTCGCCAATATTTATCTCTTTATCCCACCATCCCTTTTCTTTAGCAGTGGCGTTTGATTCTTCAATAAGAGATTTAATAGCTAATCCTGATTCTTCGAGTGGGGCAGCTTTCCTTAATTCATAGAGTTGTTCTACAGGAATATCTGATTCGATTACCTTAGATTTCCAGACCGTAACTCCGTCATGATGCGACTTGGCTGATCGGGTTTGTCTTTTGGTAGAAGACGCAAGTTTTACCTTCTGGAGATGTCTGAGTACGCCTCCGATGGCAGACTTTTCGTGTGTAGTTACGTGCGGAGCTTGTTCGTCTAACTTGCTCCATATGTCATCTACAGTGAAGTAAGCCTGTTCATTGGCAACGCACTCTCCTGCATATTTAGCGGCCTCTAACCAATCAGGATCTGCGTTATCTATGGATTGCTCTATAGCTAATTCTTTATTCTCGTTCCAGTTCTGAAATATACTTTGCTGTGCCATTACTATGCCCATGCCTCATCGTCTACCCAATGTCTTCGATCTAAAACGATGGGTCTTTTTGCTGCGATTGCTTTGTATGCGTCATCGACAGACATATCATGATAATTGACTAGGTATCCGACTACTGCCAACGGCGCTCGTTCCATGCCCATCGCACAATGAATAACGACCTTATTGTTAGGATCTTTCTGCAATACGGTTTGTATCAGATCAGCACATCTAATTAGGGCAGCTTTTAATCCATCTCTAATAGAAAACGGGATGGTGATGTCATCGACATCTTTCGTTACTCGTTCTAATTCTGGAGCAACATTGATAACGTAATTTCCTGTCAGAAACGCTTCTGCGGCTCCTTCCATATCCGTAATTCCTACTTTGTCTGTAATCCACGATATTTCATCAGGATCAAAATCGTCAGGAACGGGATGTTCTAATAGACGGCTAAGTGGTCCTTTAAGACGATTTCTTGATGAGTATTCGTTATATGTGTTTGGGTTCAATTAATACCTTCCTTGCCTTGTGTATAACTATTTCAATTCGTTTGCCATTTTAAGAAGTATTACTCCGTGGCAATCAATTTCCGGTTCTCCCGGCTTCCACGCACCGCACCAACATAATAGAGATTTATTTTGCAATTCTTTAAGATCGAGGCCACCCATCTGGATTGACCGCTTTAAATAAGATTCATAACGACGTACGGCTTCTTTAGCTGTAACAGTAGTAGAGACAATAAACGGGTTACCCCATTTAGTACCACGACCAACATAAATCGAATCTTTTGGTTTTTTCCAACCTTTCGTTCGTTTACGTTGTATTAATTTGATATCTTAGATTCCTACGTCCACATCATGTGCAACGTATCCTTCATGGGTCCACTTAGTCCAAGTGCCGTCACACTTTCGACCTTTAGTCATCTTCTTACCCTTACAGTTGTGGGAACATCCTTCNTCAACAGCCCANTCACCCATNTCATCTTTNGANCCGCCCATATACCATCNGGCNTGTCCTTCNTCTATAAGAGCCTGATTAACATTNATACCTTCACCAGTATTAGCATTAATCCAAATCTCACCTAGGATTCTTCCAAACTTCCCTTTACCATCTTTAGCGGTTTTGAGGATTACATCCTTCCTTCCACGTTTGCTGGGAAGAGTATTAGCTGAAGCAATCAGTTCTTTGATTCTAGCTTTAGCAGCTTGTCCTAAAACTTTTTCTTTTTTATTTGATGTTCTCGATTCTGGAGTATCTAGCCCAAGTAATCTAATACGCTCATCGTATTTGATCTTAAAACCGATATCTATTAGGGCATCAACTGTATCTCCGTCAACAACATTGGTTATTCTTACTGGAAATTCATAACTCGGTCCCATTGACATACCTTACCCCCTTTTATATGTACTTTTCGTGATGCATTCGTTTAAGCCGTTCCACCTGTTGCTGTTTCTCTTCTAAGGCTAGTGCCTTATCGTTGCAAGCAACACAGGTAGTAATACCTCTATAATTTATTACTCTTAAGACCACTTTACCGCATTTTTTGCATCTCATTTCTAATCATCTAATATAACGGCGCGTTTTTTAAAGTAATCATCAACTTCTTTAACTATTACTTCCGGCTCTGGTAACTCTTCCTCTTCTGTAGAAGAAGGAGGATTCCAGATTGTCTCGTTATCTTCTTCCCAATCATCTTCATTTTGTTGTGGTGAATTTAAGTTAGTTATTGCTGCTGCAATCGTATTTGCTGCATTATCTATAGCAGGTTCTAAATCCTTTGCAGGTTTTGGTTTTAGTGCTCTTATTCCATATCCCGCTATTATAGAAAATATAATGTACGGAATTATTATAAATGCTGCAGGAGGAAAAATTACACATACTACTAGTAGTACTGCAATAATAATTAATCCGGACAATCTAAACGCTCCTTGCAGTTAAAACAGAACTTTTGTATCAAATAATCAATGTCAGCGTAGCCACAATTCGGACAAGCCTCTAACGGATCGTGAAGAGCGCGGGACTCCTCGTTGCTGAGAAGCCCCGCTTTCTCTAATAGTAGCCACACCTTTCGCTCTTCTGGAGTGAGTTTGACCACTGCGACCTCCTATTCCATAGGCCAATTCGGGGGATCAATAACAGTTCCGTGTCCTAGATGTGCAAACGGATATGGCTTGGGAGGATTAGTCCCAAATCGTAGGTTATATGCGACGTGGTGATAGTGAGATAGGAACAGCTTCACAATCCATCGACGTGACCTATTTTGTATTTCTCCATCAGATAGTCGCCCTTCGGCGTATGCTTTTCCTGCAATGGTAGTTTTACCGACAGTACCTATCTTACTAGTCGCCCATTCTCTATATTTACCCTCATCGTTTAAGCGATGCTCATATGCTTTGCGATCCAAAAACAGAGGACCGTAGATATTTTTGGGATTATTTACTTGTCGATGGCCTATCTGGTCACTGATCTTATAGCACAGCTTTTTTAGATTTGCGTTGTAAGGTCGTTTTGCCAGCCCTTTAGTTAAGGAATCCTTAGTGATTCGTCCAGTTGGCTTATTATTCTTGCGCTCTTCACTAACGCTTTTAAGACTAGAAGGCTTTCTGTTAATGAGGTTGGCAATCTTAATGATTTCGTCGTTCGTCGGCTTTGCGCTAGAGACATTCTCGGCAACTATTTTTTTAGCCTTATCAGCGCTAATCCACTCATTAGTAGGATCTAGTCCTGCGTAACGCCAGATATGTCCCACAGTGGGAGCTTTTTCAATATCTATGTACGCCATGAGACTTGCGGTAATTCGATGTCCTATACCGTGGATACTTAGACACCATTGGCCTAATTTTTGGCCCTCTGCCCAATATTGTAGGATCTTATCCAGATCCTCTTCTACTAGCTCGTTATAGTCACCAAACCACTGGATAACATCATTATCTATGCCGCTACCTTGTAAAGATCGAATCTGATTAGCGGTGCGAATACGCATATTTTGAATCTGATAGAACGAGTCTACTAAGAAACGTATCTCATCTTTGCTAGCCATGTCAGCGGCTATCAGCTTAGCTAACGTCCTATCTACCCGTTTAAAAGGCTGAAGCTCGTAGCTTTTCATTACTTCTTCTGTGGAAGATAGAGGTTCCCCTACCGGGGCTTTCGATGCAGCCATATTTAACTAACTCCTTCATTAGTACTAATACTTCTGTTTTTTGTATCTTGTCTGTAGTATAGAGTTTTATTACAGTGATTTGTCAAGGTCTAAGGTTTTGATAGTATGATCTAAGAATTCTCGTATGCGAGTTTTAAACTTACGGCCTAATCCCGGAATACCTGCCTCGTCGCGCAAAGCCGCTAACAAGATGGAATATGTAACAGTTGTTACGTCGTAGTGTGTTTTTAATGTATTAATCCAACGACTGGCACTATTGTTATGACTTGTTTGTGTGAATACAAAATCACGTAAATTAGTTTCAAGTAAATTTGGAGTGTATGTAGATTTGGGTTTATTTTGTCGTAATGTATGAAGGCTACAGAGCCATCGAACATTGAGCGGAGTACTGTAATCTGCGTGCACAGCACGAACGTCCGGATTATCACATGTCTCATGTTCACATCGACTGGCTTTAACTAGTGTTCCGATTTTTATTGCTCTGTACACCTGATAATACGCACGAATTCTTTCTGGATGTTGCCTAGCAGATTTTTGATTAGCTTTTCGGTGGCTTTCCTTTCCCTTAGATGTTTGGGTATACCGTCTCTGCCATTCTGCTTTGCATGCTAAGCAACGTGTCTCATAACCAGAATAATGTTTATTACTTCGTGCGAATTGTTCTAGCGGACGATACTGATGACAGCTTCGACACATGTAGTTAAACCCTTCTTTACGAATCGTTCGTTTAACGCTGTGTTTTCGACAATATACTGCTGTTTTACTGATTGGTGTATTGCAGATCCTGCATACATATCGATCTCGTCTGATCGATCTTTTATGGCGCGTTTCACCAAGCTGATCTAGGATCTGACAGACTCGTTGTCTGCTAGCGTTTACATGTCTTCCAATAGCAGATGCATTAAGTGTTTGATCGGATATATGTTCAGCAAGGTATTCGTGTATCTTTTGTCTTGTGTTTACAATCATTAGTCAATATCTGACTTATACCTTGTGATTGTGAATTAATGTGTTGTTTTTAATATGTTAGCTATAGAAAATACCTTAGTCAAGGTACTTGACATATCTCGTAAAAAATCTTTAAAATAAGAGAAAGAAAAGAAAGAAAGAAAGAAGAGAAAAAAGTTTTAAAAAGATCTTTGCGATAAATATGTCGCAAACCTTTAATAGTATAAATACATTCTATGTATACCATAACTGATTATTCATGCGAGCAATTTGCGATAGGGCTGATCTAAATGTCGCGCCGTAAGACCATCTGGGTCAACGAAAATCCCGATATTCCAGAAGACTTCGATTGTTGTCCGATCTGTGGATCTTTGGGTGTATTTCATTTTGAAGATAAAGAAGACGATGAATTTTTTCATAGATGTTTACGATGTCTTAGTGAATTTCATGGCTGCAATGCTAGTCCCGATTCCTCACCATCGGATCGATTATCCTCAGTGAGTAAGGTAATTGATAAATAATTTCTAAGATTTCGTAAAAAACTTGACAAATCACCCTAGTTGGCTGCTATAATAGTGGTGTAAGTTCAATTTAAGGAGTTGTTCTATGAGTTTTAAAGAAGAGTTTTCCGCATATTTCAGGGCTGGATATCCCCTACTTTACGTGACGGCATCTGAGCCGGAGAGGGCTATATCCTCAATTACGTCTATTGCCGAAGAGATTGGTGATGGAGTTCCTGTTTTTACATGGCGCTACACATCTGGATGGAACTTTTCCTCTCCAATGGATGTAGAAAAAGGTATTTTTAATCAGCCGACTGAGGTTTTTGACGACATAAATCGTAAACACCCTGTGGGTTCGATAAGTATTGTTGAGAATTTTCATGCTTTCTTACGAGAGCCTGATATCAACTTTATTCAACCTATCGTTGATGGGTATTACACATGGAAGAAGGTTGAGTCTAAGCATACATTTGTAATCGTCTCTCCTGTGTTGGCTATTCCTGAAGAACTATTACGGTTCACTCAGATAGTTCCTTACAGTCTTCCTAGTCGGGAGATCATCGAACGAATTGTTGATACAACCTCTGACGCCTATGAATTGACATGGAGTACAGACGATGTTCGCAATCAGGTCGTATCTAATGCGGGCGGTCTTACTGAAGATGAGGTAGAGAATGCTCTAGCTTTGTCTCTAGTAAAGACTCGTGCAGACGATGATGGACCGCGTTTGGACCCCGACATAGTTATGAACGAGAAGGCTAAGACCTTGGAAAAAGGTGGCCTTATTACCTACGAACCATTTACAGATACTTTGGAATCTGTTGGTGGCTTAGATAATCTCAAAACTTGGCTTGCTGAAGAGCGAAAATCTGTAATGGACCCTAAAGCTAGGGAATATGGAATTGATGCACCAAAAGGTGTATTTCTTCTAGGATTGCCCGGAACAGGAAAATCTCTAGCAGCTAAGTGTGTAGCACGAGAGTGGGGACTTCCCCTAATGCATTTTGATCTCTCTAAAGTATTCGGCTCATTAGTCGGACAATCAGAAGAGCAGATGCGATCCGCGCTTGCTCAGATCGAAGCCTTATCTCCTGCTGTTGTTTGGATTGATGAGATTGAGAAAGGCATGGCAGGTGCTGAGTCTTCTGGCGAGATGGATAGTGGTGTTACTAAGCGCGTGTTTGGTCAACTACTTACGTGGATGGAAGAGCGACCTGCAGACAAAGTTATCTACATAGTTGCGACAGCTAACAGTATTAAGGGATTGCCTCTGCCGTTACTCCGCCGTTTCGATGACCTGTTTTGGGTAGATCTTCCAGACACCGACACACGAAAGCGCATTCTTGAGATCCACTTGTCCAAGCGTGGCAAGATGACTGATATCTTAAAGAAAGGTTTCAACAAGCTAGCACAGGCAACCAATGGTTTCTCTGGTGCTGAGATAGAGAAGGCCGTACTCAAAGGTATGAAGAAAGCATTCTCTCGTGATGAGACTCTTAAAGCCTCACACATATCAGAAGCTATACAAGGTATTACGCCTGTGTCTACGCTTGATCGAGAGCAGATAGAGAGAGACCGCGAGTGGGCAAAAGAGCGATGTGAATTCGCTCAATCAGGGAGCGTGGTTCAACTTAGTGGGAACAGTAATAGCAGTCCCAGATCGGTTAGAGCCATCAACCTGAATTAAGTTTCAAGTATTGACAAATCCCCCTAACTATTTGCTATAATATTAGTATAAACCTTAAAGGAGTTTAGTTATGACGATAGATACAGCAATTGATACATGGGCAACAGAAGATCCTGTTAGCGCGGAAGGCCGACAGATGTATGACCGCCTTTGGAATAAAGGCATCCTTGTACAGATACAGGGAGGCGTATGGTCGATGGAGGCCAAGCTAACTGCTAAGGATATTGGTCTGGATGGTAATGAGATTCCAGAATTTATTTCACTAGGTAAGAAACGCCTTTTGCCGACGGCAGAGAAAAATAGATTCCACAACTATGTTAGTAGAGCTAGGAATCAAGCCGAAAGGCTAGGATTTCCTTTCTTTATCACTGGTTCATATTTCATACCGTTTGCAAACTTTGATAGGTTAAAAGATCTTTTAGAGAAAGAAAAAGACGGATTCTACGGCACAGTGGATGCTTTTATTGAACGTTATGACGATAGACGTGATGCGTTTCTTGAGGCTAATGATAAGTTTCGAGAAATTCTCGAAGTTCACTATCCTCCGGCAGGTGAAGTCCGAAGTAAGTTCAGTTTTCAGATCATTTACTTCATGGCGTCGTTAAGCAGTTCTGTTACGAACGATGCTTCTGGAGAGGAACTTTACGTTAATTGGGCGGTACAGGCGGTTAATTCTCTTAGAGATGAGGCACGAAAAGCCGCAGACGCTATTCAGAGTGCTGTTACGGACGGTACTCTTGATGGTCGCACGATGAGACGAGTACAGACACTTATTGATCGTCTTACTAACATGGACCTTACTGGTGATACTGATCTTCGAAGTGCCGCATTTGCGGTAGTCTCCAACCCATCGACAGCGACTGCAAGCGCTTTGAAAAGTGCCGCAACTGCAGTAAGTCTGGATGACGTAAGGGCTGTGGTGTTGGACTAATGGTAGTACTAGCAGAAGTAAGCAGCACCGATCCAAAGAGAGCAGGTACAAAGTACGAGTTGCGTGTTGGACAAGATTATCGTGTCTACTGCACATGTACTGCTTGGAAGATGGGTAAAAAGACATTTACGTATCGCCAAGAAGTGATTAAGTACTGTAAGCACTTAGAGCATTTTATGGAGAACGGCGCGGATTATATAGGTGACTTTGTAAACCAGAAGTCGTTGGCAAACAGAGCGTCGAGAGATTTTGGAATTAGGGCTGTAGTTTTAAATTAGGAGTTATTTATGCCTTGTTACGTTACATACAAAACATTCGGCTATGTCGATGAGAAAGATCTGAAAAAGATTATCGAAGTGGCTAGAGAAGAGGGTTATCGAACATATAACCAGTTTAACGGCATTGAGTTTAGGAACGGACGCAAACAGTTTGGTTTGTTAAAGACAGAGGATGGTCGGTATCAATATCGAAGTGAATCTCAGTCCGTTGTAGATGAGATAAAAAATAAATTTAATCGCCAACAGTTTGCAGAAGGTTGGAAACGAAAGAATCCGGGTTGGCAGATTAAAAAGGTTCAGGTAGGTGGGTATAACTAATATGGAAAGGTTAATTCTTACAAAAGGTTCTCAGTCGATTCAGGTCGATTTTGAGGGCGACGATATCAAAGTCGAACTTCTTAGCGGATTTCCTCCGGGGATGCCTGCAGATCGTGTTGTTGACACAGTGATGCAGGAGTTTGCGCTAAAGGACAAGATCGGGCATAAGCCACATATTCACACCAAGGCAGGTCAAGTTATTTACACAGGATAGGTGAGGTGCATGAACAATAAAAAGATGCGCGAATGGGTATTTGTCTTCTTTGACATGTCCAGCAAGGAGTTTACCAAGAGGGTAAGACTTCATCGGCAATTTAAAGCACTAGGAGCCGCTATTCATTCTCAGAGTGTTTATTGTTTTCCATTTAATACAGCGGCATATGAGAAGTTGAGGAACTTAGATTCAGAGTTGTTGGTTGTTAAAGCAGAAGTTCCTGCTGACAGTATTGATGAGTTAGTTGATGCGTATGACTCGTTTATCTCTAGATTATTTAAAGAAACTAGAAAAAAGATTGATGAGTTAGAGGACGCAAAGATTTTGTCAGTAGAGACTGTTCACAATAAAAGAGGCTATTCCAAGAGACTTTCCTCCTTATATGAGCGAATAGCTCATCTAGATTATGTGTCGTCTCTTAGACAGGATGATGCTGTTCAAGCTGCTGTTGATGCGTTTCGTAATCAGATAGCATATATTGAAAGCCGAAATCCCGGAGTTCTCTAATGTGAAATCGATTCGCATGAGTGATGTAACTCGTAATCCTGATGTACATCACGTAGAAATACAGACCAATAAACAATGGAAAGCATTTATGAAGACCCTCAATGAGGGTCTTCATGTTATTACGCACGATTCATATTTTTGGCATGGATATAAAGGTATAAAGAATCCTGTTAAACATTGCGTAATATCAGATCGAATTCGTTTTAAATTTGAGACATGGGAAGGCGCTAGATTCTATACTTTTCATCATAAGTCTGGCGATCTGTGGTTCACCCTCCGGTTGCCGGATCACTGTTGTTTAGCTTGCGCTAAGAAGATTAGACCCCATAGAACGCTTTGTCGGGGCTGTGTTAATCGAAATATTCATAAAAATCGTCCATTCTATGAGCGATATGATGATATTTCGTACTCTGTTGCTGATCCATCTTCAGAGCTTACTTATGGATTATTGGCAAATTTAGATCAAAATCAGCGACTAGTTGTCGAACATATTGATTGTTCCACTCCTATAAGATGCCTTCACATACGTAATCTTGCCTATAAACTATATGGAAGACTGTTACCCTATTGGACTAAAGTAGTAGGCAGCACTTCTTATTTTGTACGTAGGAGTAAACATGGTAGGAATAGTTAGCAGTGATGATTCCTGTTCTTTGTGTAGTCGTTCAGGCGACGATATTGAGTCATGTGGAACTTGCGAAATTCCTGTTTGCAGTGACTGCTCTGAAGAAGATTGGCCCGATATTTTTTGTTCTGCTGAGTGCATGTCTAGGTAGTACTTACCGTTTAGAAATCTGTTTTACATCAAACATATTTCAGGTATACTTGGCGAAAGGCTAGGCAACGTGTCAATTTACAGATTGATTTTTTAAAGGTACAGGTTATGGCAGATAATCTTGGCTGGGAAGAGACTTATGATAAACGTATGTCGAACTTAGTACGTGAGTGCATGCTTATTTTAGAAGGTTTAGTCCCAAACAAGGAACAAAGAGATCCTATTAGACAGTTGATGCGCCGAACTATATATAACGTTACAGATGGCTTAAAAGATGAGCTTGTAAGTATGGGTCTGGAACGCAAACAGGAGACTTTTAAGTACCCGCGATAATAATGTAACATAATAGAAATTACTGGGAGGGTGTCGTTATGCCGGGATTTAACAGACCAGATTTTCCTGAAGTTCCTGATGTAAAAGTAACAATTGGAGAGCATCGTGATGGTGCTCCGTTACGTGTTACAGGGCTATATCAGGAGATCGGTTCCTTAAGTAATGATCCTCAGTTGCATGATCAAATTCTTGAGCCATCGATAGTTCCTGAGACTGTTGAGCAAAAAATTACTAATGCTATTAATGATTTCTTAAAGAAATCTGGTCCGAAACCTCGACAGCAGCGGTCTGAAGAAAAAAGAACAGGATAGTAATGCCCGCACAGTCAGAAGCACAGCGTAGAGCAGCGGGTGCAGCATTAGCGGCAAAGCGTAAAGGATCTTCAAAAGGTCTTGGAGGCGCATCACGTTCGATGTATGACATGACCGAAGATCAACTTGAAGATTTTGCTAGTAAGGAGATGCAAGACTTACCGCCAGTAGCGGCACAAGCCGTTTCAGCAGCGGAGAGTGATATAGCACAAAGAGCGCAAGGTGTGGTAAAAGCTATTGATTCGTTTATAAAGGGAAGGTAGGAAATGGTTTTAGCTAAGGCGAGGAGAATTAGGGCAATGGATGATATACGTAAAGCACGAGAAAAGAATATTCAATGGATATTAGGTAATCGTCAAGAGTTTGCAGAGAATTTTCCAAACAAATGGATTGCTGTTGATAATAGTATTTTAGAGTTGGTAGATGATGACCTTTTCACGTTATATAAACTTATGTCTGGGCGAGAACCTTCTGCCGCAAGAATGTATTACCTCTCTAACTTATATGAGCCTGCCCTTATAGTTTCCCGACCAGATGAGGTGGAGTATGACTCTTCAGAAACATAAAGTAGACAATATGAAGGAATCTGATGCTCATATGGTCATGTCATGGCTTACCGACGCCATAGACAGCTTGGAAGGCGATGATATACAAAAGCAAGATGCTCCTCTTGCTGCTAATGAAGAGTTTAGTGCCATAAATCAAAGTACTTTGGCTACTGCAGGTGCTGGCGGACTTCCTTCGCCGACTTCAGAAGACGCGCTCACTACTGTTGCAGAAGAGGCTGACGTTCCTATTCAAGCATCTAAGGATGCACAAAAATCTAAATCTAAGACAAACTTACCTCCTGAGATGGGTCGGCGCGATGAAGATGCTACCGTTGCCATGCCATTTCTTCGTCGAAAAGCTGAGAAGGAGCCTGATACCGAATCTTTAGAGAAAGCAGAAAGTGTGTTAGCACTGCAAAAAGCTCTACTGGGGATTGAGAACATTCAGGCAGAGCTAGAAGAAGCAGTTTTTACTGATCCTTCTTATATACGCAAGTCTTTTGGTATTTCTGATGCTGTGGCGCTTGATGATATATCAGACGGAACTCTACTTAAGCGACTTTTGACTGATAGTAAGCGACCTTCGGAAGAATGGTGGACTAGTGCCATAACTCTGGCAAAAACTATTGAAGGTGTAACAGAACCTTCCGCTTTTGCTGCTTTCCTTTATTACTATCCAGACGAATTTAATGCAGCAGATTTTATTGAAAAGACTACTGGCTCTGACACTTCAGCGGGTGGTGTAAACATCTCCGTATTAAGCTACGACACTAAGAACTTTGATATCTGTCCGGGAGCGGTATCGGCCTTTGAGAGTGTTCTTGCATGCGAATGTGATTCTGTAACAGATACTCAAGCACTAATAGTAAAAGCCGCGAAAGAGACAGATAGATTTTTAGGAATGGAGAAAAAGTTTCTAGACAAAGGAAGTGTTAATACTAATGAAGTAGAAGAAATGGTTCGAGCCATAGCTGCTGCTCACTATATGATTGGACAGCTTTCTGAGCAGTTGTGTACTGATTTTACTGATGAATTTACGTTTACTGCGATGCACGTTGCTAATGTGCTTCCTCTGGTAGATAAAGGTATGGATCTTGATATCTTGGAAAAAACTCATCATGGNGTTGAGAAGGTAGATGATCTTATCTACACTGAGAATGTTGATGAGGATNCTGTAGAAGATCTCGAAGAAGATGAAAAAGAGACCTTAGAAGAAGATAGAAAGGATCTAGANTCTCCTGCTGAGACTGGNCCNATGGCTCGTGCGGCGAGACGTCCTAATGTAATTATGAGAGAAGAGATTGCTGATGATGAGGAGACGGAGTATAAACGACAGCCTGACACAAGCGGTGTTGGTCCTTCTGGAGATGCAGGAATTCCAGACAATGTTAGTGCCGCTCCGATGTCAGGTTTAGGACTTTCTAATGATGGCGGAACTTGACCACATTCACACTAGGCTACAGTTTGTAGAATGACGAATAAAGATCCAATAGACGCATTAGATGAGCTAGATCTCATCATAAAGAACGTCACTAGCGACGAGAACGTTATTAGTCTCTATAGAGATGCGGATGTTTTCGTAGAGTTTGTAAATAAAGACGGTGTCTTTTTTGTTCGTCGTAACAGTTTGAATCTTTATGCCGGAGATGATGCGGCTAAAGCTGCTCATATGTATTACAAGGCCATTATTGATGCATATACAGATCGACAGAACAATGTTGATCCTAGTTTTGCCACATTAAGAGAGGTATTGCAGTCCAGAAATGAGCATGTGCGCGACGCACTCTCACAATTAGGACATTCAATGCTTTCTAGAAGTCTTAAAGATTTTGAATTTAGTAGATATCAAGACATATATGCAGACATACAGAAACGTTTGGCGAATATTGAGACTGATTCTTTTGTTAAATCTTTAGAAGACGAAGGCTATTCTTTAAAAGATATGGGAGCGCCGACTGCGTTACCCGGACCAATGGATATTGCCGATCCTTTTCAGTCTGTGGCTGAGGTCAATGCGGTTAGGCAGATGGGTACGGTGCAAAGTCCTAAAGGTGTTCGGTCTACAAGACCCGGACATAAGGTTAGTCAATCGCAGTTACAACAGTTAGAGGATGCTGGAGTTTCTTGGGAAGAGTTTTTAGTTGAGCATCCCAATATGCTGCTTCCAGAAGAGACAGAAGATGATGCGATTAAGGAACGAGAGCCGGGAGACGATCCTTATATCCATAAGTTCGATAATACTGTTGCTATAACTCCTGCATCAGAGACTGTTAATCAAGGTGAGATGCAGCATGATAGACGTTTTAATGAGCAACAGATAAATCTAGAGCCTTCAGCAGAGCAGCGGTATCGAGATGATTTAAAGAGACGGGCCGGAATTCCTTCACGGCAGGAAGAAGAACGAGTTAAAGAAGGACAGTTAGATGATATTAAGATCATTCGTCAAAAGATTGATGAAGGTAAGAAACTTCAAAAGATCTTAACGAAGGCCGAAGAGTTTTATCAGAATGATAAAGAGATAGAACAACTTGTTTTAAAAGCTCACGAGATGATGACTGGTGGCGGTAAGGAGTGGGAGGAGCCTATCGATCCTGATCAGGATGGACGTCATGCCTTAGCTACTGCTGAGACAGAAGGTTCCCAAGCATTTAGCTCTGGCGCGGTTATAGATCTTCCTGAGAAAGAAAAGAAACGTACTGGTGCACAGCCTCATGCCGTCCAAGGAACTGGTGCGGAAGGTGTTGAAGGAGGCGGTGATGGCAGTATTGCTATGGTTACGTCAGATGACACACCTCTTCCATCTGCTGAAGGGAATTCAAAACCAGCATATTACGACTCACGACTTGAGGTGGTACATAAGGAAGGCGGTGGAGGCGGCGGTGCTGCTGGTGGTGGTGGGGGCTTTGGCGGAGATGGTGGTGGAGGCGGTACTGCGATGACGTCTGGTGGAAGTTCTGGCTCTGATGCTACTCATACGGCTACTCATGGTGGCGGTGGTATGGGCGGTCCTTCTGAGTTCGACTCATCTCTGATGCCTAAAAGAAAGGGTATCAGTAAAGAAATCGAAGATGCTGGAGTAGATATAGAAGAAGTTCTTGATGATGGGTCTGATCGTGGTTTAACTTCTGTAGATAGAAATTTAGAGAAAGAAGCCGAAGTTTATGGAACTATGGCAGGTATATCGCAACTAGCGAATCCAACTGATCCTAATGCTGGCGTACCAAGAAATAACCGAACAGAGGTAAAGCATCAAGCTGGCGATGGCGAAACTACACGATCTAAAGAATCAGTAGATTATTCTGAAGCTCGTTACATGGAGCCTCATCAGCGGCCTATTGGTGATGGTGTTAGTAGCTATGTAATTGCCGACAGAAATGAGACTTACAAGCCACAGGTAGAAGAAAATAAACATGTTCAGAACCCTGCGCACCAACGAGTAGCACAGCGGTTTATAGACGAAGACTCTCATACTGTTCGTACAAATGATCCTGCGGCAGAGCAGTATACAAACTTGTCGATGTCTTTATTATCCCAAGTGGCACAAGATATTCAGTCTCCTTTTATTAAGAGTACAGACACTCTGTCAACCCTTGGAAGGTCTGACGAATTTAAGATCTTAGACAATAATGCTATCCAGAAGATGGATACAGGACGATCTTTAGTTGTTGCTGGATGGGGTAACTACTATGTAGTAGATCAGGAAGGNCANCGAATAAGNGTNGCTGGNATGCAGCGTGCGCTTAAACGATTTATGGCGAATCCTGAATATGCCAATATGAATATCTTTCATTCAGGTATTCAGGTTGGNCAGATATTAGATAAATTTGTAGATAAAGATGGAAGGATCTGGAGAACTGAAGTAAGACCTGAAGGATTGTTTGTAGTAGCCGCGTTCAGAACAGATTTGGATGTTGCCAGAAAAGCAATGGCAGAAGTTATGAAAGGAAATATGCGCGGTTTTTCAATAGCAGGAAATGCTAAAGAGAAAGAAATCAAATGTGATCATGGTAAATGTTGGACGGAAGTAACTGATCTAGACATATATGAAGTAACTCTTTGTGTACAGCCTATGAATCAGAAATCGTATATTACAGATATAGTTCAGAAACCTGATCCTGCGCTCTGCCCCGATTGTTATGTGGGCGATCATGTTGAGTACGATTCAAATTTGAAATTGAAGGTCTAAATGTTTTTTACCAAATTCTGGTAAAAACTCTGAGAACTCTTTACATCTGTAATATTTTTCTATAAATTGGTTTCAACTTTAAGTAGGAGGGAAGGTGTATGGCAACGACTCAGCCAGAACTTTTGCCTATCCTAAAGGCACTTCGGGAGTACATCGTTAAGGAATATGGCGTAAATTATCCGCCACATGTCCGAGGCGAAGATGCTTCTGCAAAAGATTTGCCTGCGGACTGGCAAGACAAGCTCAACCCCATTACGGGCGGTGAGTCTGAAGGCCGAGCCGAGTACGGATCATCGGGTAGCAACTCCACTAAGAACGCGTCACAGGGCGAGGATGCTTACATCCATAAGTCTGAATTGACAAAGATCTTGGCGGATTTTGCTAAACACTTCGTTGATGGCGACTCTGTTCAGCAAACAGGTTCTCGTGGCGATAATGCGGGTTATTCTTACCCCGGTGAAGGGGGAAGAATACCTCAAGGTCGTGGTCTTGAAATGCAAGACGACGAAGAAGAGGAAGACTTCGACATCGAAGAAGACGACGATGCCGGAGAGGATGTCGAGAAGCATCATGAAGATATGATGAAGAACGACGAAGAAGAGGATGAAGAGCTAGAAGATATCGACGAGGATGAGGACATGGAGAAAGGTGGATACCCCATGCAAATGTCTGGTGACGGCATGGATGTAACTGCAATTCTTAAAGACATCAAAAATTTGATGGTTGCTCGTTCCGCCGAGAAGAAAGAACTTTCCGATATTCGGAAAGAGCTTGGATCTCTCAAGAAAAGCATGCCTAAGCAGGTAAAGGCCGGAATCCAGAGTGGGCTAAAAGGCTACGGTCTTCAGCCAACACGTTCTGATGTTCAGACCCGAACTGACAGCAGCATACTTGGTAATGATCCGGTAGCAGTTGAAAATACTGTAATGCCTGATCAGCGGATTGGTGTTGAGGGCGAGTCTTTTGCAAAGACCGATGCCACTGATATGGATGCGGTACAAGATCAGTTCTCTAATGATATTGAGCAGATTCTTGGTAGCGACGATCCTCAAGACTTCCGCAGCACATTTAAGCGTGTCAATGGCATGCGAAATCAGTCTGGTGAGCTTACTCCACAGACTTTGTACTACTATCCCCGCAATGGGAAGGGAGGTGCTAGCTAATGACTCAACAGTCAGACCTTAGCATCGCACAGTACATTGCGTCGGCAGAGAGAAATCTCCGCTCTAGCATGATGCCACCGGGATACTTCGCTAAGCAGACTTATCTGCAAGTTAGCGATGTCTTTACGGCAACATACGGACGCAAAGTCTGGGATGCTCTAAACAACCAAACGCGACTCTGGAACATTCTTCGGAAGGTCCAGTGGGGTCCCACAACTGGTTGGCGTATTCGTTCCGACAGAGGATCGAATCGCTCACGACCTGTTACAGAAGTTGGTTCAATACCAACTATCGATGTGTCGGCGTATCAAAACGTTGACTCAGCACCGAGGATTATGGCAACTGACTTCGGTGTAAGCCTCAAGTCCCAGATTATGTCCGGGCTAGAAGGCGGCATGGGTGACAACCTTGCGGTTGAGCAGGAAGCTGCTGCGAGGGACCACATCAAAGAAATAAATGCCGAACTTCTTCTCCGATCAGAGACAATCGCTACAACCGCTGGTGCTTCTGGTACTGGTGAGATCCTGAATTCGTCAGGTACTCTGAGGATTGGCGACACCTTTGGTGAGACCACCGCAGGGGATACCGCTCAAACATATGCAGGGCAGGATGCTCAAGACGACGCCACTTGGACTGGCGGCGCTTCTTTGACAGACGGCGCTATCGTTTATGTTAAGAGCCGTGCAGGATTTACTTCCATTGATGACGTCGTCAACCAAGACGGTGTTATTAAAGGCGGCGTTACGGTAACTAATGGCGCAGATGTTTATAATCAAACAACTCGCGCCGCTAATGGTTATGCTGCTGCTGCCACTGTTCTTCATAACAGCGGTACTGGCAGAAATCTAACGCTTTCACTCCTTGATCAAGCAATTAGGGAAGTCCGTGTAAACGGTGCAGACCCTGACGTAATCCTTATGGGTTATGATCAGTTTGATCGTCTCTCTAGCCTACTTCAGGCTCAGCAGAGATATATGGACTGGGGCGAATTCGTCGTAAAAGTTGGCGACGAGTCTACGCTTCCCGGCTCGCATGCTGGATTCCAAGTAGCAACCTATCGTGGAATTCCTGTCATCGTAGATCCGGATTGCCCGACTTCGTTTACATCGGCTGATGCAGAACTTGGTTCGAATGTGTATGTGCTGGATACAAGGTACTTGGAACTCGCTATAGCTGCTCCCACGCAGTACATCGACAACAGGGACTTCTTCCAAGCCAACGCTTTTGTACTGAGGGGCCTGTTTTACACCATTGGTGAATTACGAGCACTTCGTATAGATGCGCACGCGAAGATCACAGATCTGAGCGCTTAGTCGTATTAATAGATAGGGGTATGGGGGTGCATTCGCACCTCCCTGCCCCGATTAGTTTTTTTCTTGTCGCAAGTATCTGAGGGAAACCTTAGAGAGGTTGGTAATGGTGGAAGCGGCAGGAAAGGAGTACTTAGATAATGGCAACATTTACAACAACAATAATCCATGAGTCTGTTTTTGGTAACAAGAGAATAGTCACTGCCGACGTAGTCGCAGCAGGAAGTGCTGTAGCTACAGGTGATGCTTATGCTCCATCTGTTCTAGGTCTTAGAGGCTTTGACATTGTTCTTTGTGGAAATCCTGTGACTCTTAGCAGCACTGGAACCGCAACTACGGCTGGAGATACTGGATACGGTATTACGTATGACTACGTGAATGAGAAATTTGTGTATACACGGGATGCTGGAAGTGCAGGACCGTCTACTACAACAACGGCAAACGTAGCTGATACCAAGTTTAGGATTATGGCAGTAGGGTATTAGATCCTTTTATAACTGAATAGTTTCGGTGGTGATACGAGTCAGCTCGATCATTCCATTTTTTGATCCATTTAATGGGGTAGTCGATTTGGCTACCCCATTTTTAGTAGGTAGGTAATGGCAAGAAGGCATTGGACAAAGTGTAGCTGTGGCTCAAAGCTCCGTATTAAGAGCGGAGACAAGTTGTGCTATGTCTGTAGGAACAAGGAGAGGAAGGAGAAAAGTTAGATGAAAAACTTGACATTTTTCCTTGGAAAAATTCGACCCCAGATATTTCTAGCCCTTTGTGTTTTGGGAGCGGGCATGATTTTGGGTATTCAACATGATCTTAATGAGATCGCAGTTGGCTGTATTGCAGGAATCATAGCTCTGGCTAAGGATGTTTTGCAGTCGGACGCAGGTAACGGGAACGGTGATGGTGGTACTGGGTAATGGCTAGGTTACCTCGTAGACGACGAAAACGAGAGGA